TCGTTCGTGAACGGGGAAGAAGAAAGTCTGGAACCTTTGCGTCGTTTGCTAGACGACTATAAGAATGACTTCACGCCTAGCATACGTGTAGACTGGGATGATATCTCTATTGAAACTCTGATGGCTGCTAACAAGCAGGAGTCTCAGTGGAAGTTCAACATCCCTTCCCTGCGAAAAAAGATAGAGGGCGTCAGTGGTGGGCATCTTATTATGGTAGGCGCAAGACCTAACACAGGTAAGACATCCTTTCACGCCTCCCTGATTGCAGGGCCAGACGGGTTCGCACAGCAGGGCGCTAAGTGTATCGTCTTGTGTAATGAAGAAAGCTACGAGCGTGTGGGCGCTAGGTATCTTAGTGCCGCTACGAACATGACGATGGATGAAGTACACAGTAACGTAAGCCTAGCAGCTGAAAGGTACGACACAGTAAAGCAAAATGTAAGGATCAAAGACAGCACTAACAAAAACCTTTCTTGGGTAGAGGCGGTAGTCAAACACGAGAAACCAGATATTGTTATTCTAGATATGGGCGATAAGTTCTCTAGTAAGACGTCGGACAAGACAGATGTATACTTGAAGGATGCCTCTATCTACGCACGTAACATTGCAAAGCAGTACAAGTGTGCTGTAGTCTGGATGTCTCAGCTATCTGCAGCAGCAGAGGGTAAGGTGTTCTTAGATCAATCAATGATGGAAGGCAGTAAGACAGGTAAGGCAGCTGAGTCTGACTTGATGGTACTCATCTCTAAGAACCCACAGGTAGAGGGGGCTGATGAACAAGACACGCAACGACACCTGAACATCGCAAAGAACAAACTAAAGGGCGGCTGGCACGGTGTGATACATTGTGATCTCGATGGGGACAGGAGCCTATACACTTCTTGATAGTAACAACGAAAGGAGAAATGAACTATGCACATCCACATGTTAGAAAACCGGGTCGTCGATCTGGAGAGTCAGGTCAAGGCTCTGGACAAGTGTCTAACGGAACTCGAAAATGTAGTGGAGGAGATGCGATCATCTCTTAAGATGCATATCGAATGGCATCCGGGCAAAGGCAAATGAAGTTAGTCCTAGACGTCGAGAACACGACCACACAGCGTGGTGGTAAGAACCACATGGACCCCTTCGAGCAGGGGAACAAACTGGTTCAGGTAGGTATGCTTGATGTTCAGGATGCTAACAAAGAGACGCACATCATAACGCTGGATCACCGGGACTCTAAAGATACAGACGCCACCGGCTCCGTATTCGTTCAAGCAATGCTCAACAAGACTAGCCTACTGATAGGTCACAACTTGCAGCACGATCTGGCATGGCTGTGGGAGTGTGGCTTCAAGTATGATGGTAACATATATGATACCATGCTTGCAGAGTACCTATTGTTGCGGGGACAGAAAGAACCTCTATCCCTAGCAGCCTGTGCTGAGAGGCGCAGGTTGTCTGTACAGAAAGATGATACGCTGAAGCGTTACTTTAAGGAAGGATACAATACAGATGAAATACCCATACAAGAGTTGTGCCACTATCTTCGTGCTGACCTGCTCACTACTGGCGAGTTGTACCTCAGCATCGAACGAGACTTTGCCGACAGTGCAAGTGCTTCCCTTGAAGCCGTTAAAGCAAGCACCTTTGCAGCAACCAAAACCCTTACCCGAATGTACATGTCAGGCTTCGCCGTTGATAAGGACGAACTAGATAAAGTCGGAAGGGAGTTTGAGGATGAGAAGTCTGCACTTGAGGGTACTCTACAAAAAGAAGTGCGTAGTCTTATGGGTGACACGCCGATCAACCTCAACTCCCCTGAGCAAATGTCTCATGTGATCTTCTCGCGTCGCGTAAGAGACAAGTCTACATGGGAAGCACAGTTCGATGGTGTTGATACAAAGAAAGAGTTCAAGGATGCAGTAGAGGAGAACTCTATCTTACTGAAGAAGACGCGCTGCTTTACCTGCCCTACGTGTGACGGCGAAGGGACGGTGTACAAGATAAAGAAAGACGGGACACGCTACGCTAGACCTAACAAGTGTAAGGATTGTTTAGCGCGTGGGTATCAGCTGGAGGAGTTAAGCGAACGGGCAGGTTTAGGCTTTGCTGCGCCGTCTGCTGCTTGGGTAACTGCAAATGGTTTTGGTACAGGTAAAGACAGGCTGGATTCCCTGATCGCTACAGCTCGCACTAATAACATGGATACTGCTGTCTCGTTCCTGTCTAACTTGAAGAGGCTGTCTGCTGTGAGCAGCTACTTATCTAGCTTTGTTGATGGCATCAGGGTGTTTACTAAAACGGATGGCTTCCTGCATGTAGGTCTTACGCAGCACATCACGGCAACAGGGCGCTTCTCAGGTCGCAACCCCAACATGCAGAATATGCCACGAGGTAATACGTTTCCTGTGAAGCGTGTCTTTGTGTCTCGTTGGCAGGGAGGTCAGGTCTTGGAGGCGGACTTTGCACAGCTAGAGTTTCGTGTTGCTGCATTCTTAGCGCAGGATAAGGTTGCAATGAAGGAGATTGAAACAGGCTTCGACGTACACAGTTACACTGCTAATGTTATCTCCGATGCAGGTCAGGCGACGAACAGGCAGGAGGCTAAGGCACATACGTTTGCACCTCTGTTTGGGGCTACAGGATACGGAAGATCCAAAGCAGAAGCAGCCTACTACACGCACTTCGTTGATAAGTATAAGGGTATTGCAGCATGGCATAACGAACTAGCTAACGAGGCATTGCGTTTCAATAAGGTGACTAACGTCAGCGGTAGGCAGTATGCTTTCCCGCATGTTATGCGTAGAGCAAACGGTACGCCTAGCCACTTTACGCAGATCAAGAACTACCCTGTGCAAGGTTTCGCTACAGGTGACATCGTACCTGTTGTACTTACAGAGTTTGAGAAGCGTATTGCAGGAATGCAGTCCTGTCTGGTCAACACAGTGCATGACTCATTGGTCGCTGATGTTCACCCTGATGAAACACAGGACGTAATACAAGTGGTGGAGCATCTAAATGGAAACTTGAATAACATCATACAAGAAGCTTACGGGGTAGAGATGAATGTACCTCTACTTTTAGAGGCTAAGATGGGGCCTAATTGGCTTGACACAAAAGACGTTTAGGAATATAACTAAGCCTCTTTATCTACCGCTCAGAAAGGAACTTACATGAGCACAGAAGTAACACTAAGCGATCTGGGTATCGCTGATATTGTAGATTTTATGGGCATTGATTCAGCGCCTAGTGAACGAGTAAGTCTCGCCCGGTTGAAGATGTCGCAGACCTCTATTGAAAAAGAGATCATCATTGATGGCGATGCACTGCGAAAACCTGTGATCAAAGCAGGTTCGTATAAACTTACTATCGACAAGAATACACCGGATGTTTTCAGTGAGACTGTAACTTTGCGGCCCTTTGCGTTTCGATGGCAATACACAGTCTGGGACAATGACAATCGTGTCTCTCAGAAAACAGTTCTCTCTACTAAGCTAGGTCAGGATCTGAAAGATACTACAGGTGGTTTTAATCTAGGCCGACCTAGTGGTTACATTGAAGACATGTCTTCCTTGCCTAAGTCTGTTCGGGATAAGATCTCAAGTGTCCGCCGTGTGTATGTAAACTATGGTCTGGTTACTCTCGATAATCCTACTGATGCTGAGGGTAATGCGCTTTCAAAGGAAGATTACACGGATATCCCTGCGGTCTTCGATATGACTAACAGTAGGAGCATCAAAGAGATCAAGACTGCTGCCACCTCCCTTGCATCTCGTAATATCCCCCCGATCTGTAATACGTTTAATTTCTCACATAAGAAAGAGCCACTAGGTGAATCCGGTGAGTCCTACTTCAGGCCTGTGATTTCTGTTGGGGATCGTGTTGATTTGTCTGAGAAAGATAAGCCTACAATGGAACTCTTTAAAGATATCATCGAAGGGACTAACCGATGGGTGATGAGTGAGTATGAGAAGAATAATCCTTCAAGCAGCGAGGACTTTATGTCTGATCGAGATAAAGAACTTGTCAACAGCATCGTAGAAGTCGAGGAGCTAGAATAGTTATGGAGACGCAGCACCCAGCAGAACTTTCTGTGCTGCTTTATCTGCAGAAGGCTATGGCGGGTGAAGCAACTATGACGGAGGAGGTGACTGATAAGGTCGCCTCCGACATCAAGAAGGCCATGATGAAGCAGTTCGGCTCTGGTAGGCGTGATGCCTTCCGTCTAAGGATGTCTAACATTGGCAAGCCAACCTGCCAGCTGTGGTTTGAAAAGAACCAGCCAGATAATAAGGAGGCACTGCCGCCCTACTTCCTGATGAACATGATCTTGGGTGACATAGTTGAGGCTGTGTTTAAAGGCCTGCTTACTGCAGCTGGGGTCACGTTTGAAGACAACGCTACAGTTACCCTGCAACTACCTGACGGGCAGGAGATCAGGGGTGAGTACGACATGGAGTTAGACGGCAGGATTGATGACGTAAAGTCTGCGTCACCGTGGTCGTATAACAACAAGTTTACATCAGTAGATGTTCTCAAAGAGCATGACAGTTTTGGGTATGTAGCACAGCTGGTAGGCTATTCTGTAGCTGCAAACAAATCTGTCGGAGGGTGGTGGGCTGTTAATAAAGCGAATGGACAGTTCAAGTACGTAGATGCGTCTACAGTAGACGTAGAAGATGTTATGAGTAGCATACAGGATACAGCTAACTATATAGACAGTGATGCGCCTTTCGAAAGGTGTTTCGATCCTGTGCCTGAGACGTTTAGCAGAAAGACTACTGGTAATATGGTGCTGCCTATTGACTGTAAGTTTTGCTCTTTCAAGAAGGACTGCCACCCTACCTTGAAGACTATGCCTAATAGGTCAAGCAAGGCTAAGGCACCCCCAGAAGTAGACTATGTGTACATAGGTGATAACAAAGATGCCAACTACTAAGAGGCGACACAACGTCCGTAGGTATCGCAGCGGCTTGGAGAAACAGGTCGCTGCATACTTAAAAGAAAAACAGAAGAAGGTCGAGTACGAAGCCCTACGAATAAAGTGGCGAGATCTGCGGTATCGTACATACACGCCAGACTTCGAATTGGATAACGGTATTATCATAGAGACAAAGGGCATCTTCGACAGCGAAGACAGGCGCAAACATCTGGAGATACAGAAGCAACATCCAGAGTTAGATATCCGCTTCGTGTTTAGTAATGCCAATTCCCGCTTGTACAAGGGCGCAAAGAGCCGGTACTTTGAGTGGTGTGATAAGCATAGCTTTCAGTGGTCTCACAAAGTCTTACCTGAAGAGTGGCTCGCAGAAACAGGCAAGCGAACAAAAAGTAAAACCTTTCTTATAGAAGAGGAATTGTAAAATGGATGTAGAAAATCACTCTGTCTCAGTTAGTATTTCTGCTGTGTACGATGAGGAAGGCGCGTTTCAAGGCGTAGACACTTTCTTAGAGACAGCTGTATTTAATGAGGGAGATATAGATTCAAACGTATCTTGGGAACTTCTACATCATGCCTGTATGCTTCTTGCTTCAGTACAGCTAGGCCAAGAAGACGAGGGTCTTGCGGAAGCTTTGTCTACTAGAGCAGACCGACTACTTGAAGGCCTCCTCTCTGTGAGACTTCAAGAAGACGCAGAGAAGAGTGAAGCTACTATAGATGAATACACGATTACAAAAGGTAGTGCCTGACATGAAAAAGTTTAGTGTCACACTACTACTAGAAGTAGAAGAGCCTAACAGCTTACTATCTTCTCATATGGATTCGCATACAGAAGATGTGTTTGACTTTGTGCAGGATGTCTTTTACGATAATGAAGACGTTCATGTAAAAAACCTACTAGTAAAGGAGCGGTTCAATGCTTGATTGGAAACAGTACAGTGAATGGGTAGAAGGTAAAGTTGTCTTGGAAGGACAGGATCGTTTTGTAGAAAACATTCTTGGCCTTTGTGGTGAGGCAGGGGAGGTTGCTGAAAAAGCAAAGAAGCAATTCCGTGATCACAACCGTGTAACAACAGAGGCTATTCAATTAGAGTTAGGCGATGTGCTATTCTACGTTACAGCAGTGGCTAATATGTATGGGTCTAACCTCGAAGAGATTGCAAGAATGAACCTCAAAAAGCTTAATGATCGTGCAGAACGTGGTGTCATTAGAGGAGAGGGTGACAACCGATGAATAACTATTTACCTACAGACTACCAGTCCTTCATTCACACGTCACGATATGCGCGTTGGCTAGATGAGGCAGGACGCCGGGAGAACTGGGGCGAGACTGTCCAGCGTTACATTGACAACATTGTACAACCTAATAGTGAGGTTCCTACAGATATCGTTCACGAGATTGCACA